TATTTCCCATCCTTTCATCATATCTAAAACTGCTCTAGTTCTAGTAAAAGGACTATCAATACCGCCTACAGATGTAGATGAAACAATATTGGTTCTAATAGGTCCTGGTACAGCATAAGTCATTGTTTAACACCTCCATCGTTTTAATGCTAACGCCTTTCTTGTAGGTCGGCCTTTTTTATCCTTTAATGGCCCTGGCATACCAGACATACGGGCACAAAATGATTTTCTTCTCGCTGCTCTCTTTCCTGTTGGATTTTTTTCTGTTACTGGTGCTTTTAAATTACTACCAGTAGCACGATTATATTTCGCACGACCTTTTGCAGTAAGACCACCTTTTTTAGATTTTTCTCCTCTACCTACAGATAAACTTACAGATTTACGTTTTCTCATTTGCCCACCTTTGCTTTTGCTTTTGTATGAGCCTGTTTAAAAGTATCACCCGCTCTCATTCTTTGCTTCATATATTCCATATGCTTTTTGCTATGGTGTTCAGAATGTTTATCTAATAAATTTTTTTGGCGAGTGGTAAGTTTCACTTCTTTTTCTTTTTTTTCTTAGAACGTAGTTTTTTAAGATCAGCAGCCGTGATCTTATCCCGTGGTGGAGCAACAGCAGCAAGTTTACGTTGTTTGCTCGAATAAGATCCTTTAGGCATTAGACAGAAGCAGTAATAGCACCAGTTGTTACAAAACTTACTGATACTGTAGAAATATCTCCAACAGTAGAACTGAATGTAGTTCCTGTGATAATTCCGTTAAAATTTAATTTTTTACTACCTGATGTATCTAAGAAAAGATTAAATGTAGCATCGCCAGCATCTTCTGTTGTTAATACATCACTAATAATTTCAGCAGTGTCATCACCAGAAGTCGCTGTATAAAGAAGATCAACAGTACCAGAACCAGAAATTAAAGATCCTACATATTTTCTTGATGTATCTCCATGAGCAGTACATTCAAGAGTGTCTTTTGTTGTATCTAATGTCCAAGCTGTTGTAGAAGCTATAGCTCCTGCTGTTCCAGTTCCGTTATCAAATGATACAGAGCCTTCTTCGCCACGAAAAAATGCCATGATTCTAAGAAAATTTTACTTATAACAATATATTACCTTGAAACTGCAACTTTCACAGTTATTTTTTCTTCTTTTTACGTCTATGTTGATAAGTTATCTTTTTACTACTTGTTTTTTCACGTTTAAACCTAGCTTTTTCTGCCGCTGACATCTCTCCAACTGTCTTAGGTGTCTTACTTGATACACGATTTTTAGGTCTACAAGCTGGATAGCCTCTTTTCTCACCTTTTTTACGGCCACAAGGTTTTCCAGTTTTTACATCAACCCAATTTTCTTTAAACCAACGGGTAAGTCCACCGCTACTTCTTGCCACGTTTTTTCTCCACTCGGTAAGTACCGCCACGTTTTTTGTACTCTCGTACAAGCCACGCATTGGCATAAGCAGAAGGATAAACAGCAAATTTACGTTTAGCCTCTGCTTTTACCCTAGAGTATAACGCTTTATTTACAGGAACATTCGCCACGCTTTTTACCTCCCTTCTTTTTCTTCTTCTTTTTCTTAGTTGTAGAATGATACATGATAAGAATTAGGTAGTTCTTAATATATTCTAAACGCAGTCTGCCCTAATGTCTCTGGTTTTGCCAAATTAAATTGTTGTAGGCAAAGGTAACCAAAAGCATCAAACGCATGATCAACTCCTAGATTTTTATTAGGAAGTCCAGTATTCGGTGCATAAGTCAAAGTTCTAAGTGCTTTTATTAATTCTTTACATCTGGGATGTATTAATGTCCTCCTTGTACCATCTGCATCATATAAAGCTGTATTAACAGCAGTAATCTTATCTCTGATTCTCCAGGGTGATTTAGGACTCATAACAGTAAAACCATTTCTTCTTAAGATTGTGTGATCTGTAACCCCAACCCCACTTGTTTTTCTTGCACTACCAGTAGGGTCAGGACAGGCAATAACTCTTCGATCCACCCCATATCTTCTTACAACTTCCTCTGCAAAATCCCAAGTGGTAGCACCACCTGTCAGCATGATCTCATCAAAGACATATAGTGTATCATTATGCTTTACAGCACAGATTCCAGCCATAGGGTCAACGTTAAAATCCAATCCAATTAACAACGGCATCATATGTAAATCCTGTACTTCCTTATCAATATTCTCATCACTGAAGCTAACAGCAACCAAACCAGTTAAATTTTCAAAACTAGCTTCAAATTCCTGTCTGAATGTTCTTGGATCTAGTTGACTTCTGGCAGCTTCTACTTCTTCTTCCTTTACATTACCTCCTTCAATAGTTGTAAAGCTCCACCTCTGCCAATCATCTAACTCCTGCTCACCACAAAAACACCACATATCATAAAACCAACTTGCAGTACCGTCAGGTGTACTTATAAACAAAGCCCATCCCTGTTTATCAGCCAATGCAGGTCTTATAACCTCCGCCCACACATCTCGTTCCATAAAAGCAGCCTCATCCAATACAACACCTGCTAAACTCCTTCCCCTCAATGCCATAGCATTCTCAGTACCCTTCAACTCAATACTTGATCCATTTATCAGATCAATCCTTAAATCTGTCTCATTCTTAGCCTGTATCCAAGTTTTAGGTACTAATTTTTTTAATTCCTTCCATGCGATATCTTTTGCCATACGATAAGTAGGTGCACAATAGAAATAAACCTCCCCAGGTCTCTCAATTGCACCCCTCAATAACTCAATACAGCTTAAATAACTCTTACCAAACCTCCTCCCAGCTACCAATAACCTAAATCTTTTCTCACTATTAAACACTTCCCCTTGTGCATATCGTAAACTTACCTCATTCAAGCTCATAAATACCCTTTTTTAACAATCCTACCCCCTCTTTATAGCCTATTATCACTTTTTTAGGTTATTATTCGATTATTAACCCCTATAAAGACTAAGTCCGTGGCTGAATCTTTCATAAACAACCTAAATTACGACCTTCCAGCTCCTCAACGTAAACCTCGTGTTCAAAAATATACAGGTGGTTCTAACTCAAGAGCAGTTATAGAAGCTCGCTGCCAACGTCTATATTCAAAACAGCTAGAAGGTAAAACCACCAGACAACTTGTCATAGAACATTCTCAAAAAGAAGGCATATCTCTAGTAACAGGTTGGCAAGATTGGAAGAAAGTTAAAGAATGGAACGACGAAGATTGGCTTAAAGAAAGAGATAAAATGATTCCACGCTTACAAGCAATGCGTATGCGTCTATTCAATAAAGCCATATCCAAAGGTCAATTACAAACTGCTGCTCAAATTCTCGATAGCCTAGGTAAAGTTGTTGGTGAATCCGTAGAAACTGTAAACATCCAAGCCCCAGAACTTGCAATTCGTATAGAACCAAAGCAATAAACATTTACAGAATATATTTAAGTTACCCACGCACACAAAAATAGAAAAATAATCTGCAATTGTCCCCCTGGTTATCTCCTGGTAAACAAAAATTAAATAATAAATAGTTAGATATGCATAGCATAAGCGATATAATTTGATATAATTAATAATGAAGACTTAAGTATTTACTAGTATTTAAACCTTCGTAAATAATCTTATTTATCTTCCCAAGTTAAATAAGCTTATCTAAGCTTTAATACTCTCACAGAAGTAATAAAGCTAAATATAAGAAAATTATTCACTTTCATTTAATTAAACCAATGAACATTGAAAAACTAAAAAGACTTAATGATTATCTTGAAACAATAGATAAAACTATTTTCAAGATGAACAAAAAAGAATTAGTCGAACTAGAAAAAAACTTAAAAACAAGTTTAAGGAATAATTAATTATGACAAGAACAATTATTTTTCTAAGTTGTTTTTTAATTCTTCTTTGGCAAGGATTAACAATTACAAACACACTTAAAACACGATTAGAAGAAAGAACTAATCAAGTACAAACCTTATTAAATCAAATCTAATTATGGACACTTCAAAGTTTTTAACCTCAAAAGAGTACAACACAGTAGCAGTAAATTTATTAACTGATGTTTTATATCAGTATAATAAAGAAGAAATTGATGCTTTATTAAAAAAGTTATTTTGTATAACTAAGCAAGATGTTGAAACTGTATCTATTGAAGAATTAAAAAAAGAAAAACAGTTAAAAGAAGAATTAATTAATAAACCTATAACCGATAAACCAACAATAACTAACTCTTAATTGAGTTAGTTTTTTTTATTCAAAATTATTTAATTAAACAAATGAACAAAAATTTTAAACACATTGAAGACTTTTATAAAATGGATTCTGATTTTAAGGGACATTTTAAAAGTACACCTTTTGATTTTTATTTAGATTTTATTGGATACACTACCGATAGAAATTTAAAAGAACAAGAGAGCTGGGAAAGAGAAAAAATTGGAGGTGCTAGAAATTATAGCGATAGATACAAAATAAGAAATTCAATAACTACTCATAGATGGAAGTATAAAGTGTTTGAAGCTGGTTCAGTATTTGGACATAGGGAAAGAGTACAATTTGGATTAGCTCTAATGATATTTGAAGATGTAGGATATGAAGATGTTTATAAATTTATAGATAATTTATTAATAGGAAAAAAATAAATGACTAAGAAAATACCATCTTTAGAAAATTCAAGTAAAGAGAGACTTTTATTTGTTTGTAAGAACTTACAGAATTTAGCAAAATACCATGAAAGTAAAATTGCTAAATTAGAAATGAAAGTTGAGAGATTAGAGAGAGAAAATACAGAACTAACAACTACAGATTATAGAGACGTTTTTAACCTTAAATAATAGTTTCTTAAAGCTATCTAATATAGATAGTTTTAAAAAACTATTTTTTATAAATAGTTTTAAATTCAAATTTATTTAATTAAACCTATGAACAATCTTATTTGCATACCTGCGAAACATGGAACTTTTAAAAATAAAAAAGATATTTTTAAATATTGGGAGTCTGGAGCAGATTTTTATTGTAAAAATTTTGTATGTCCTGACTTTGGAAGATTATTTAATAAGAATAAAGTTTTAAAATCTAAATATGAAAAAGTTGAAATTGAATATGATGAAAATAAGGAATTAGCTGTAATTGATATCAAAAATAATAAATTACTTTAAAATGAAATTTAATAAAAAAATAGATAATAAATTTAAAGCTAAATCTTTTATTAAAGATTTAGTTTTAAATGATTTAGATTATCACTTTGATACACCAGCTGGTGAAATATTTAAAGGCCGATTAAGTGAGTTAGAGATAGAAGATTTACAAAATAGAATCGATGAAATTTTTAAAATTTTAGATGATCCTTTTAAGTATTCAGTTTTATATAGTAACTTTTACTATGGAGATAAAGAAAGCCTGGTAAAGATATTTAATTTTATTTATAGGAGGTAATAATGAAATATAAAATTAAAAATTTAAGTTTGTATGATATTAAAACGGTAGATATTGATTATTTAAAAAAAATAATTAATGAAAAAACTACTGATAAAAAAATTATAAACTTAGCTAAACAAGAGATAAAAAGACGTAATACAATAAGACCTATAAATTAATACTTGCTTTAAGGGGTGTATTGAACACCCTTTAATGAAAGTATTTTTTACTTTCAATTAAAAACTTATTTAATTAAAACAATGAATCAAAAAAAACAAACTTTTAAAGTATTTATTGATAATAAATATCAATATTTAACAGAAGAAGAATTTCTTAAATATGAGAAAGAATTTCTTAAACAATTTGAATTTAAAAAAATTAAATTAGGAGATAATTAAAAATGAAAAATGAATTATTTAAATTTGGGGTGAATAACTCTAAATTAAAAAACACCATCACATTTTCTAAAAATTCAGGGTTGACATGTCCAGCTGCTAATAAATGCCGAGCGATAGCAGTTATGAATGCCCAGGGCAAAAGATCGGTTAAAAGGTTTAAAGATACTGAATTTACTTGTTATAGTGCAACATTAGAGGCTTTATACCCTAGTTTGTATAACCTTACAAGACATAATACAAGTTTATTAAATCAATATATTAAAAAAGATGATTTTAATGGATTAGTAGAATGTTTTAATGTGTCTTTAAATAAAAAAAGAAGTAAGAATATAAATTTAGTTCGATGGAACCAAAGCGGGGATATATATAGCAGATTTGAACTTGAGGCACTTAAAAAGGTATGTGAACTCAATAAAGATTTGATATTTTATTTTTATACTAAAAATTTAATATTATTCGGTCATAATCATTCAATACCTAATAATATGAAAGTAGTAGCAAGTTATGGTGGGAAATATGATTATTTAATTGATAGAGGTTATTTTAAAAGATTTAGTAAGGTAGTATTTTCAACTAATGAAGCTAAATTATATAACTTACCTATTGATACCGATGATACACACGCATATATGAGTAAGGGTGCTAACGGCTTTGCTCTTTTATTGCATGGTACTCAAGAAAAAGGATCAAAAGCTGGAGAGGCTTTAAAAGAGATAAAAAGAAATAAAAAACTAGTGGAGGTTTAAAAAAATGGATTATAAAGTTACTTATTATCATAATACAGGTTTAATATGGATCGATCCAGACCCAACTATAAAATATTTTGAATTTTATGAAGATATGGAGGATTGGATTAATGAAGAGGTTGAACGTAGAGTTAACGAAACTATTAAAAATAGTTTTGATTCTGTATCAGAAGATGAGCGGCAGGGAATTGAACAACAAGAGAGGTGTCATATAAAAATAGAGCAAGGCGATCTAATTATTAAAGATAAATTTATTTAGATTTTAAATAATTAATCAAAAGTAAATTAATCAAGATATCTAAGTTTTTATCACTTGATTCAAACTTATTTAACCTGGTTAAATGCTTTTTAAACTCATTATTAGTGGTGATGTTGTGATTATGAATGAATTGTTTGATGTAGCTCATATTAAAGGCGAAAATTTGATTAGTAAACTAATTATATGATATCATATATACATATTCCTATATCTATTTAATTATGAATGAAAACAAAAAATCTATTCCGCCAGGATTAATTTCAGATAAAAAAGCTAAAGATTTATTAGAGATCTTTGATTACATGGAGACTAATGTATTTGATGCAGATTGGAATGATGAGCAGGAAACTGTATCAACTTTACGTCCGATATTAAAAGAATGTGCAGGTATCTTTGACATCAAAAAAACATCTTTTAAACAAAAAGAAATTGTACGTTTTGAAGGTATTACTAAAGAAGGTAAAAATATTCTTTCATATCTTATTAATAATTTGGATATTCACGCAATAGAACTTTCAATTGCTGATTCAATTGATTTAACAAATCAAATCAATAAAGAATATTCAGTTTTAATTCAACTAGTGGAGGTTGATTAAATGAAACTATCAGAAATTAAAATTGCTACAACTGTTGCAATAATGCAAAGTGCAACAACTAAAGATGAAAGAAAAAGTTTAACTGTTTCTGAAGATGTAGAGAGACAATGCGAGATTGTAGGGCAACACCTGGGAAAAGCATTTTTATTGGAATGTATTACAAATGCTGAAAACTGTTTAGATGATTCAAAAAAGTTTACTGAAATTATGAAACAGTTTGAAAAGGTAGGAGCTAGATTTTCTGAAATTGTGGAGTTGGATTAATGAAAAATTTTAAAGTTTTCTATAAAGCCGAGGTTGTATATTCATTATCTTTTAAAACTAAAAAAGAAATGAAAAGCTGGCTTAAACAAACTGAATATTCTGATAAAAGAAATTTTTATAGAAAGGATATGAAGTTAGAAACAGAAGAGGGAAAGTGGTCAGATGGTCAGATTGAACTTTTCGATTATAGGGATTGTTAAAATGACTAATAAAAATCCATCAAGAGAAGATTGTATTTCAGCAATTAAAGAATGTATTAAAGATGATTTACATAAGCCTGAGATCATTAAAAAAATGATTAGTGATTATCCAGGTGTTCATAAATCAACTTTTTATACATATTACGATGTTGCACAAGATCAATTATCAGATGAAGATTTTGTAAGTGGTGCTTGCATTATTGAAACTGAAAGACAGATTAAAATCCAGCTCAAGAAACGTCTTATTGCTGATCTTGAAAAGGATTATGATACAGAAACTGATCCAACATTAAAACGGAACTTAAGAAATGATCTTCTTAAGATTTTAAAACAATTTTAAACACGAATTCGCTAACGAAAATGAAACTTTATGAATTTATTGATCAATGCGTAAGCAATACATCAAATGATTTTGATGAAAAAAGCAATGACGCAATTATTGATTTCTTGGAATGCATCAAAGATTATGCACCAGCTGACATTGATTTAGAAGAGGAACCAGACCCAATTTATGAGGAGAATGAAGAATAATGGATAGAGATAGAGCAATTGCTTACATCAATGAACTTTTAAATAGTGAGTACGATCTTATGCAAGATAGGAAATTAGATACTTCTAATCCTAGTCTTTATGACGATGAAGCAACTGAATCTGAAATAGATGAAATTGTTAATGCTCAGAGATTTATGGACTTACAAAATGATTGAAAACCCACTCCCAGATCAAGTTATGGAAGAAAGAGATGCTCTTTATATTAATGAAAAATTTGAAGAGCATTGTTCTGATGCAGCTAAAGAATTAGCTAAAGATAATAATCTACATCCAGATTATTATGAACCTTTTATAGAGTTCTATATTGAAGAATGTAGAGAATCTGATAGAGGTTATTTTTTCGGTAATGAAAAATATATTATCGATCTTTGGTGGGATCGTAATAAAGATTTTTATGAAACTAAAACACCTTATATGGAGATTAAAAAATGATTTATTACCAAATATCAGGATATGAACTAGTAGAAAATTACGAAACTTATCAACCCTGGATAGATGGTTGTCACGAATCTTTTATTATAAAATTTTCTAAAGAACAACCAATTGAAAGATTAAAATTAATTTTTATTGATATGTATAAAGCAAAACATGAATATGCAAATAAAGAACATATATATTTAGAAAATGTAGTAAAAGCTGGTAGTCCTATAGAAGAAATAAAAATTGATAATTAATTAATTTTTTATATATTCATTAATAGCAGTTCTGACCTGGTGAGCGATGGGGATTCCTTCTTCA